TCACTATATGCGTTGGGGTAAAGCACTGGTAAAGCAGGTACTTAGGGCGTATTCTTGGCTCTTAAAGGAAATAGATATATTGTATACGCCGATCTCGCCAAAAAGAAGGCGATACCGGCAACCTCATTTGAAGAAGATGATTATAGGTAACAGCAATAAGGTAGGGGATTGATTATACGTAGCGGCAAGGCCGAAGGATGAGAGGGACGCTGGAGCGAGAAGCAGAAGCGGAGGAATGGTTGGGGGGTTTTATCTACTGAGAGGTGGCCCCCCCCGACCCCCCACTTCCCCGTTTGACGTGGTTCATTGGGGGATAACATACCTACTCGCGTGTAAATTACTCAAAAAGTCACGAAGAAGAGTCTTTGTCGCTGACTTCCTCTTCTGGATCATCATCGGCCATTACAGCGTCTTCAATTTCGCTGAATACGGGCCTGTCTTTGAGGGTGTTGGCTAATTCAAGTAGGTTGGAGGTAGCTTTCTCTACGGAGTGCATGACTTCACCAACATCTACGGAGGGTTGCAGCTTGGACAGTATGCCTTCATCGGTGATGGTCTTGCGTACGAAGTCGAGGAAGATCTCTGCTGATCGGTTGTTTCCTTGTATTGCTTTATCGCCTAGGACATCGAGTATGGCGGGTGCGCGTCCTATGGCATCACCGGCCGCTTTTACCAGGCATCGGTGGTATACTTCAGCGGAGTCTGCCAGCTTATAGAACTGTTCATTGGGTGTCATGCCCAGTGACTTGGCTAGGGCGTGTATTGATTTTTGCTCTCTATATTTTTCTGGTGTAGCGTGCCACTCGGCTACTTTTTCTATGAGGTGGTTTCTTTTTTCGTGGTTGGTGCGTGGTCCCGATTTTAGCTTCTGCGCTGGAGGCATCTCTATATTCCCCCCTCTGTCCCTGTCTTATTGGTATGCGAACCATCCACTTGTTTTGTATTCATACCCCGATGAGTCACGTTCATCACTCGCAGTCCGTAGCGCGCTGGCCCTTAGTCCGTGGAACTGATACTGGAGATCTTGCTTTTGTTTGGTTCAGGCGCGGCAATCCCGCCTTCGGTGAGTGGCTTATGCGCCTTGCCCGGTAGGGTATAGCCGGGAACCTTATTGATGGTATGTCTTCTTGGGGGATGCTGCTTCTCACCAGATCACAGCAACGCCAATGTCACTATACCTATGAATATAATATCATGACGTGACAAGCACAAGGTCAGTGGCTTGTGTTATTAGTCTTTCATTGCGTTCTATTTGCTTGGAGATGGGAGAATCTTTCAACAGGGAAGACAACATCATCTCATTGGCAATGGTCCCTGTTCTTTCCAGTGCCACGCATAATTCTTCTATCATTTCTCTTTCTGTCATTATTAAATCTCCATGATAATCAAATAGATATAGCGACCTCATCGTCGATGTGAGATCGCTATACCTTTCATCAGTGACATCAGCAATATTTATTATAAAACATTACGTTTACATTGTCAATGCCTATATATTATATACACAGATATAGTATACCAACTATAACAAGAATTAAAGATGTAGATAAGTAGTAATACTTATTACGTGTTACGAATCGTGTTTATATCGAAGCTACTCGCGTTTTTAAAGTAATCCGACTCTTTATTTTTTGATTTTGGTGAATTTCTATTCACCTCGACCTTGTGGTCTTGAATCCATTCGTATATTTCTTCTTTATCAAATCGGTATCGTGCCTGGTCTGCTCCATATCGGTAATGCGGTATTCTTTCTTCTCTTGCATATTTCCTGATTGTTGCTGGTTTTAGTCCTGTAATTTCCGCTGCTTCGTTTACGTCGATATACCTTGCCATGTTTTTCTCTTTGTTTATATTATGTAATGATAATATATTACATTTACCATTACAAAGCAATAGATATGAAGCTATTAATTAATAGATACAAAGCAGTTAAAGGTGGCACTTTAAGCAATGTTGATCTCATTTGTCCAGATAGAGGCACTATTAACACATTTCACGGGATTGAGTGTCCTTGGAAGGAAAATAAAGCTGGAGTCTCTTGTATCCCAAGTGGCAAATACGAACTGGTTCCCCATTCTTCTGATAGATATCCCGATGTATGGGCCTTTGTAGGCGGGACCGTTGCCCATTATCCCGATTCTATGCAAGAAGGGCAGACAAGATACGCTTGTTTGATTCATGCTGCAAATTATGCACATCAGATCCAAGGGTGCCTTGCTTTGGGTACTGGCAAAGGAGAAACAAAGCATGATGGAGAATCTATCCCTGCGGTCTGGTCAAGTAGAGATGCAATATCCGCACTAAGGGAAGAGTTGGGCAATAGCGTTTCTCATACTGCGGAAATAAAATGGTTTGCTTGAGCCTATGGATATAAAGTTAAGTGAAGCAGAGATGCGGTTGGTTCGATACCTGGCTAAGAGGAAGGGTGAACTGTCCTTAGAAAACGAGCTTGAGGACAGAAAAGTTGGCAACCAATCAAATGAAGAGACAGATCTTGAGGGCATAGGAGGAGAATTAGCCTTTTGTAAACTCTTTAATATCTATCCCGACTTAAGCTTGGAGTTAAAGGCAGGAGATAGGGATAGGGGAGATGCTGTATTACTAGGTCATTATGTGGATGTAAAAACAACTAGTTACTCTTCTGGTAGGCTATTGGTAGTCCCTTGGAAAAAAGGGGAGATGGAATTTTTTGCGTTGATGACAGGCAAATTCCCAGTATATCAATTCCGTGGCCTTGCCTCTAGGGAAGAGTTAATGCAAGAATCTAATCTTACCAATCTCGGCTATGGTTCTACTTATGCCCTTTCCCAATCGGATCTCCAGATAGCTATATAATGAGTGATCTATTTCAAAACCTTACGGATCTGGCTACTCTTCTGCAAGAAAACCCAAATCTTCATAATATATTCGCAGAAGAAAAACCAAAAGAATACGAGATGGTTCTTAAGATGGCTAGTTCTCCATTCTTTCGCTGGATGCCTTTTGGAGAATCAGAAGGATCAGGCACTTGCCAGCATGGTTTTTTAAAGAGTAAAGCCAGGAATAAGTGGGCAATAACAGGGAATAGGTGCGGTAAGACTGAATCGGGTCTGGTAGAAGATATTGCCGATTGCTTGCTTATTGATCCTATTACCCGATCTCGGTCATTTAAATATACAAAGCCTATCCGCATTTGGGCCGTAAGCGATACAGAAGAGACTTCCGTTAATGTGTTGGAACGTATTATCGTAGATCGTTTACTTGGAACGGATGAGTCGGGGTTCATGTGGAACTTTGTTAGTGACTCTTCTAAGTATACTGCTCGTAGTGGGTGGGCCAATCACCAGCTTGAGTTTACCAATACCAGTTTTATTCAGTTTAAGTTCAGCACTCAGAAAAGAAACACCTTCCAAGGCACTTCACTTCACAAGGTTCACTTCGATGAGGTGCAGCCTAAAGATATATACGGGGAATGCCAAGCTCGACTTGCAGATACGAATGGCTACTTTATCGGGACAATGACTCCAATCTATGACAAGTCAAAGGGAATTCCTTGGATATACGAAGATCTCTACCTGCGTAGGGACGATAAGGATTTAGAGTTCCACACATGGTCACTATTGGATAATCCTCATGTGGAAGAAGCGGCCAAGAAGAGGATGATGAGGGAGTGGGATGAGGACGAGATAGAAGCTAGAGTCTATGGTGCTTTTGTTCCTATGGGTGTTAAGTTGGCCTTGCCTAATACGGTTATGCGAGAGATTCGCAGTCAGCTTAAGTCTCATATAAGTGGCTCATTAGAACTTATGGAAAGCGGAGAAGTCCTTTTTCACGAAGACCGTAAAGAGACAATTATAGATGGATTACGAACTGAGAGTGTGGGAGAAACCATCTCCTAGTTTTACCTATGCACTTGGGGGTGATCCAGCCGAAGGATTGTCTCATGGCGATGATGCGGTTATTGAGGTTATTTGTTGTGATACTGGAGAACAGGTCTGTGAACTTCAAGGGAAGATCGACCCTATCACGTTTGGCGAAATGGCTTTTGTTGTCGGCACTTGGTATAATGATGCTCTTGTTGGGTTGGAAAACAATAAAGACGGTGGGGCCAATCAAACGCTTTTCAACCTGGGTTATCGGAATATTTACTTTCAACAAACTCAAACAGGAAAACCGTTCCGAGATGCCACGCAAAAATTGGGATGGAATACCAATCTCCGAACTAGGCCGATCCTAGTAGCACAAGCAAGAAGATATATTGAAGATGCTTCTGTATTTATTCGTAGCCGTTCATTATTGGCCCAGTTCGAAACTTTCGCATTGGAAGGGACTAAATTTCAGGCTATCGCTGGTGGGCATGATGATCTTGTCATGGCTTACTTGATAGCTATTGAGATGATGCGTGTCCAGTTGATGGTTAAAGAGATGAGTGGCAACGGTCTTAGGCCGATGGTTGATGGACATGAGATAAAGAATCCTGATGAACTTGATAATGATGAGGTTCCTCCAATAACAGAGCGGCTTATTCACAAAGTATTAAGTGATAAGTCCAATGGACAATCCGTAGAGGATTCAACGATGGGATTACTTGTATGACAGAGGTTTTTAATTATTTCATTGTGATAATGTTTATTCTCATTATTGCTGCTTTATTGAGACATCTGAATCTGGAACGCAGGGAACGCAAGGAGATGATGGAGAAATATCAAAACCTGGCCCTACGAGTACGGCAGACCCAGTTAATGATGGAAACGCCAGAGGATTATATGGACCGAGGTATTCAATTTCCCGAACCATCCAGTAGTGTTGCCGATGTGGAGGGTCAGTTCTGAACGCACGTAATAGAAGGATCAAAGGCAGTAGGGTAGAGCGTGAGATCGTTTCTTTATTGAACGATGCCGGTATTCCAGCCGAGCGAGTGCCTCTTTCTGGTGCAGCAGGGGGGAGTTATACGGGTGATATTGTAATCGAGCCAATGGGTGATGCTATCAGAGTAGAAGTAAAAGCTAGGAAAGACGGTGCTGGATTTAAAGTGCTGGAGGAATGGAAGGGAAATAACGATCTTTTAATATTGAAGCGCAACTACCACGATCCTATGGTTGTCCTTGATTGGAAACTGTTCCTTGATATAATGCAACTATACCTCGATGTTAAGGCTTTTCCATACATTAAAGATGAGGATGTATAATGCTGAATGATGAAGTCAAAGCCGAAATATCTCATATTCACATGCAATTAGCACGAATGTCTTCTGTTACCGATAATATTATTGATTTAATAGACAAGCAGAATGAAACCATCGAAATGATACTGGGGGAACGTCCACATCCAGGTGCAGTGACCCCAGAATTAAAGGTGATAACCAATGAATCAGAGCGAAACGGATAGATCAATAGGAACTCAAGCAGTAGAGTATGGCGCGGATGCTCATGTTCAGTTGCGTATGTCTGATGGAAGCTATCAGTCTGTTGACATGAGCCAACCCGTAGTTGACGCTAGTCCTCCAAAGCAAACTAACAACGAGAAGAAGTTGAGTAAGCAGACATTTGAAAAGCCAACGGCAGATCGATTTAAGATGACATCCGAATGGCTGATGGGTGTGATACGTGGGACTACTGTCACGGGTGGAGTTTATGTATCAAGTACAATAAATGATGGGGGAGGATGGAGGATCGTCGGGTCCGAAGAGGGCAGTACTTACATGCCTTCATTTATAGTGTCTATTGATGATTGGAATCGTTGCTTGCAAGAGGTCTGCGTTGAACTCGCTAAAAGCCTACATGTTGAGGCTTCTGCAATGCGTTTTGCCGATCACGATATTGAGGATGATCCAGTACTAGGCCCATTGGTTGCACTAATGGCTTGACACGCAAAATAGTTTAGTTTATCCTATATGTAACGATATTGCACTCATACTCATCGTTACGCATCAGCGGCCCAGTTGTAGCGTTATAATACTATGCTAGCTCCTGATAATCCCCCACGGAGAAAGCCCCGTGGCCGCAAACCTACAAAGTATCCACTCGGCCCTAAAGTACGACTATTTGGATCGCAAGCGAAAGAAACTCGCAAGGGGTCCGAATCGCGCAAAGCGAAAGAGCCGCGCAAAGGCCAAACGAGTCGCAAGCAGAAAGCGTTTAGCTAAGGAGTAATTATGTTATGCCTATTAAGCAGATGACCCAAGGTCATGGTGGAAAAAGCAAGCGAAAGAGTAAGACGCAGAAGCGAGTAGATGAGATTGATCGGAAAAATATGGATGCCTACACCAAGAGATTGGATAAGCTCCAGACACATAAGAGTTGGGTAGATAAAGAGGGCAGAAAGATGTCTGGAGCATGGGCAGACACTAAGAAAGATAAAGAGAATCTTCGAAAATTAAAATTGAAGAAGGGTGGAAGTCTTTGGCGCAAAAAACCTAAAAGGAAGAAGAAATAGCCATGCCTTTCGTATTAGATCCTAAGACTAAAAAGGTTAAAAAGTTTAGCTATGACGATAAGGGCAAGCGACAAGCGGCTGCCTATGCCAAGAAGGTAAATGGCGAACTGAAGAAAAGGGGTAAGAAAAAGACTTACTAATGAACTATAACAAAGACGCTTCTCTATCTCCTGTTGCTTCACTGGATAAGGCCCCTAAGAGTGAAGAAGATCTTATTGGGTTTGGGGAAGATGTTTGGCAATATCTAAGTCGGTCTAGGGTTGGCTTAGAGCGAACAATAAAAGAGAACTTGTATATGCTGGCTGGCAACCAGTGGATCAAGTATCTCCCGTACAACCATCGCTTTGATCGTCATACGTTAGATGATTGGATTCCGACCCCTGTCACCAATTATCTGGTCCGTAACTTCGACCGAATCATAGATATATTCATCACTGGCAATGTGATGCCTACGGTCGATCCAGCGACTAGGAATCAAGATGATGTAGAGGCTGCACGAACCGCACAGCATATCCTCCAATCTGAGTTTCATCGTCTCTCTACCGATCTCAATCTCCATATCCCTGCGGCTGGATGGCTGGTCTTGGCTGGCAATGCCATCCTTTATACTGGATGGAATGCCAAGGCAGGGGATAAGATTCGCCAGCCTCGCATGAAGTTGAATAAAACAGAGGTAACTCAGGAAATGATGCAGTGCATGACCTGCGGTTATCAAGAACCGGCCGATATTGCGCCAGAGAGATGCCCCAACTGCTACGAAAAACCTTTTCTGGAGTCTACGGCAATACCCGTATACGATCAGATGGGCAATCAAAGCTACGAGGTAAGCGAATCGGCAGAGAAGGATAAGGACGGATACCCCGTATATGATGAGTATACAGTAGGAAATATTACCGAAGCGGTTATCAATCCTCTTAACTGGTATCCTCAACCAGTTAGGGACTTCAACGATTGCCGTTATGTGATGGAAACTGATCCAATGGATGTTGATCAGATCAAGGATATGTTCGGCAACAAAGCAAAAGATGTGGTTGCTGAGTCCCTTGAGTATGAGAATTGGACAGGTGTAATGGATCAGCAGGCCCATCAGCAAGGCGATTCAGATAACAGAGACAAGGCTCTTGTTAAATTCTTCCGTCATATCCCCGATAGCCGCTTTAAGAATGGATGCCTGTTGATATACGCATCAGATAAGTTGCTATATAAAGGCGATCTGGATTCGTGCGATGGCAAGCTTCCTTATACCCATATCAAGTATAGGGATATGCCAGGTCTATTTTGGGGTGGTTCTCCTTTCAGTGATATGGTTCCGTTGCAGAAGCGTATCAATGCAGTTGATTCGCATATTGTCCAGAATCGCAAGCAGATGGTTAGCAACCAATGGCTGGTGCCAGAAGGGGCAGGAGTTAGTCACGTAGATGGTCGTGCCGGACTAATCATACGTTACAATCCCCATACGACAGGTGGCTTTAAGCCTGAGAGATTGCAGGGTATGCCTGTCTCTGCTCAAGTATTGCAAGAGCGAGAGTCTACCTTGCGCGATATGGATGAAGTTTCTGGTGCGAGGGAGATACTTCAAGGTGGCATACCGCAGGGTGGGTCGGGATTAGAGACAGGCGCAGCCGTTGAGTTAGTGCAGGAACAGGCTTTCAAGCGTTTCGGTCCAGCGATAAAAGCATGGAGAGCAGGTCTTTCTGAGCATGAGCATCGCAAGCTACAGATCGCTCATAAGTATTGGTCCGAATCAAGGCTGGTAAAGAATATTGGCGATAACAAGGAAACAGAGTCCTTTCATTTCTCTGGCGCAGATGTGTATCGTGCTGATGATATGACCGTCCAAGTAGGTATTGGTGCCGATTACTCTGATGTAGCCTATCAGCAGAAGATTATGAAAGCCGCGCAGATGGGCGTATTGGGTGATATACGTCAACCACAGGTGAGAGGTCGTGTGCTGGAAGCTTTGGGCATAGATGGTTTTGAAGGTGAGTATGTCTTAGATGCTAAGAAAGCAAGAAGGGTATTAACAGCTATACGAGATGGAGCCATTGAAGACGATCTGCCGCCTGTTCTTCCCGTTGATAATCATCAAGTACAGTATCAAGTGCTTCGTGAGTTTATGCTGACTTCCGAATTTGAGAAGATGGACGAGGCACCGAAGCAGTTATTACTCCAACGCGCACAGATGCACCAGCAGTTCATACAGCAGGAGCAGCAAAAAGCAATGCAAGCCGCACAAGCGGCTAAAGGCGCACCCGATCAAGCCGCTCAAGGTATTGCCGAGAGTGGTGCGATGGGTGGCGAACCCCAAACTCAACAGTAGGAGATAAGGAATGAGCGAAGTAACGGACAGTGCCGCTGTAGAATCACAGCAGTCTGAAGCCGCTATGCCTATACCTGAAGAGATTGATGCTGGCACCTTTGCAGAACTCGCTGAGTTGGCAGAGCGTGGTGGCATTAGACGCTTACCAGGTACCGAAGCACCGCAAGTTGCACCCGAGGAACCAGCAGAGGAATCATCGGAGGAAGAGTCTGTACAGCCAGAGATCCTAGATGAGGCACCACAAGCTGATCCCCAACAGCAACAGGCGGCGTTGCAACAGTTGATTGCTCAGACGGTTGCAGCAACGATGGCTGGACAGAACAATGGACAGCAACCACAACAGGCTCAAGAGCCGGACCTTGTAGAGCAGCTTGCTCAAGAAAATCAAGGGATGGATCGGGATAGCATGAAGTGGTTTGTTACCAATGTTCAGAAGGTCATACAGAATGAACTAAATCGTGAGTTAGGCGCGGTCAAGCAAGATCTCAACTCAGTCAAAGGAGTGGTAGGTGCTACGCAGCAAGACAATACGCTGAAGCAGTATGATGATCATATCAACAGCCTATTGGATAATGCGGGCGTTACCAATGACTTTGAGCGAGAGTCTATAAAAGCAATGACTACTCAGCGAGGGCTAGAGGGTTGGCGCAATAATGGACAGCAGTTCAACCTTGATCGGGCAACTCAAATCTTCCGACAAATAAACAATAATCGCCTAGAGACTTCACACGATGATCGCAAGAAGTATGTTGCCGAAAAGCAGCAGAGCGAATCATCTGCTCCACCAGCACAGGTGTCGCAAGGTAATGCGTCTGCTGCTGAAAGCATATACAAACGTCTTCGTGATCCCAATGACAAAGCTATGAATTTCAATGCCGGTGACTTTACAAAGACCGTCAAAGAGTTCATGAAAAAAGGGACGAATGGTGCTTTAGGCGGTGAGTAAGAGAGTGGATCATGGCTAGTAATCTTGACAATATTAATGCGGCATTGAAGTTTCTTTATTTGCCGCGTTTGCAATCGACGGTTAATACGCGCAACGTATTGTCTCAGCGATTGCAGACAAACACGGATCTGACTTCAGTGTCGGGCCGTTCCGCAGTTGTTCCTATTAACATCCGTCCTTCTCAGGCCATTGGTGCTAGGGACGATGAGGGTGCGCTTCCCACTCCGCAGCAGCAGACGTATGTCGAATGCCAGATTCCGTATAAGTATAACTACGCTACTATTCGGATTACGCATCAGGCTATTGCCGCTTCGCGGAATGACGAAGGCTCGTTCATCCGTGTCATTTCTTCGGAAATGGAAGGTATCGAACGCGATCTCCGCAATGACATGAATCGCCAGCATTTTGGTGCTGGTGAGGGTAGTCTTGGCACTATAGCGTCTGCTGATAACAGTGCGAATACTATTACGATGGATTCGACTACTCACCAAGTTAAGGCTGGCATGGTTATAGATGTGTGGCAGAATGCTTCTGGTACCCATGCTGCACGGAATACCGCCTTAACGGTAAATAGCGTTAGTGGTGCCGTTGTCACCGTAGCGGCAGCAACGATATCGTCTATTGCTGCTACTGATTGGATCACTCGTACGGGTTCTCGTACGGCTGGCATACAAGAGCAGCATCGCTATGAGCGTATGGGCCTTGAGGGCATCGTAAATAATGATACTGGCACTTTTCAGAATATTAGCCGTAATACATATCCAGAGTGGAAAGCGCAGGTTTTTGACAATGGCGGCACTGATCGCGCTATTACTGCCAATATTCTGGATGATGCGCTACTGACTATCGAAGAGCAGGGCGAAGGCACCGTCTCTTTCGGTATCACCAACCGTATTCAGTATCGTAAGATTGCCGATCTTATGACTGCCAACCGCCGCTATACTCCCGGTGATCAGCAGAAGTTTGAGGGTGGTTTTACGGCTATTGAATGGGGCGGTGTTCCCATTGTCTTCGACAGGGATTGTCATGTTCAGAGCAATACCACTGAAACTGATGATGATGTCGTGTATTTGTTGGACGAAGACACGCTTGGCTTCTACGAGTTGAGCGACTTCGACTTTGATGACGAAGATGGCGATGTCCTCCATCGTCAGCAGGGTTACGCATACTATGATGCCACGCTGTTCAAGTATGGCAACATGGGTTGCACTGATCCTGGTAACAACGGTGTCATTAAAGACCTCACTCGTTAGTAATATCGGGGGGTGGGATTGAGGTGGTCCCATCCCCCACATCTTAAAGGCCCCCTATGTATATACCAGACAGAGGATTTGTAAAAAAACTACAGAACTATGACCGCAAGCTTAATGCTAGATGGAATACAGCCAAAGAACGATGGATGATTACTCGACTTATTCCATCAGATAATAGACTCTATGAGATTGAAGCACACATAATGACGATCAAGGGACCAAATGGGGAATATAGACCATTGGATGATCGTGTTATAAGAACATTGGCTATGTCTGATCATCATAGGCGAGGTTCCAAAACGGTCATTGACGAGATGCTAGACAGCCAAGATAAAGCACAGGATACAATAAAAAAAGATTTCAATTCAGACGTTGCTGATATTGCCAAAGAGATCTCTAAGCCATTGAAGAGACAAGCCGAGGAAGACTTTGGTACTCCGAATCTACCCAAAGAAGATTATCAACAAGCGATAGAGCATGTACTATGATTCCTTCTGAGATGGTAACAGACTTTAAGAATCATCTGGATGCACTAGATGGATTCTTTGACGGAGCAGAGATCATGCGTAGGTTGCACTCTGCCCAACAAGAGATTATACGCAAGATTGTAGAGGAAGATCCAAGCTTCTTTGTTGAGACTTCTACCTTAGACCTTACTGGATCACAGGAGACATATGATCTTCCATTAAATGCGCGGCTCGGGTCACGTATTGTAATGGGTGAGAATATGTCCAGCAATCTTAATAACCCTGTCAATGGGCCAATACCGGCTGCACATCTAAGAGATTATTTCTCTTATCAAGACGCGGGTTCTCTTGTCAACATCCATCCTTATTACTCGTTCATGCTTGAAGGGAGCAAGGTTCGCGTAGAGCCTACTCCAAGTGTTTCTGAAAGTAATGCAATTCGCATATGGTATGTTCCATCTTATGGCAATATGCTGGAAGGGTTCGTAGCAGGGGCCGGTGCAAATACAATAACATTACCCGATGGCGATCCCAACTATGCTGCCTCTTTCGGTATAGTCGATAGGCGCGATGATTTTTATAACGGAATGGTTGTTCGCATCCTGTCGGGTGCTGGCGTAGGTGAGTATAAGAAAATCACAGACTATGATGGAGGAACGAGGGTTGCAACAGTAGAAAGCAACTGGTCGGAGACTCCTGAGAGTAGCGGTGATAATGTAAGCAAGTATGCAATAATATGTCCTGTTCCAGAGGATCATCACAACGTAGTAACGGTTAGGGCCGCAATGGAAGGGGCGATTAAGAATCGTAATCGGTATGGGGAGTTGCAATCTCTTTACTTCGGATCACCTGGAAGGGGTGGTCTTCTTTTTGACCTCTTAGGATGGATTGCTAAGCGTCAAGATCAGCGTCTTGAAACAGTCTATCCTGTTGACTATGGGATCTACTAATGCCTAGAGAAGCACCTGTATTTGCCACTGAAGCGATATTGCCAAAGAATCCGTGGGCAGGACCAAAGATTTCTGATCCTAAAGAGAAACCCAAGAAGCGCAGGGGAAGGCCACCTAAAAACAAATGATGGGTCGTGGTGGACATTTTACTTGGCCCGAAGATGGTATACTGGGCGGTATTCGGCAGGATGTAAGCGAAAGCATTCCTCGTTATCGCAATCTCCAGAATGTTCATGTCTCTGTGCTTGGTGCCTTAACTAAGGATAAGGGGATAAAGCTTCTTACCAGCGGAGTTGTCTCTACTGGGGATACGGTGGCCGGTCTTGATGCTCAGTTTAATAACGGCACTCAAGCCTTGTATGTTTTCCAAGACCAAGGGGCCAATGTAAAAGCGTATAAATATAATTCTGGATCATGGGCCGTTCTTCAGTCTGGTGGATCTGACGTGTCTTTTGCCGGAGCAAATCGTCCTCATGCTCTGATGTTTGCTGATAAGATGCACGTATTTGACTCGCATACTATACGCACTGTAGATGCAAGTGGAACCGTTGCAACTCCAGGCACCTCCGATGTCAATACCAGTAAGTTCGGCGTTGTTTATGCCAATAGGCTTATTGCTTTTGGGAATGCTTCTTACCCGTCCTATTTCTACCCTTCTGATGTTCGTGATTCTTCAACGTGGAATGCCGACTATGCAGTGCGAATTACGAATACTTATGGAGAAGAGATTAAAGGTGCCGGGGTCTTGGGACCGTTCCTGATCGTCGGGGGCCGCACGTTCACACGGGCCTATTATCTCGGCACCGCTTCTCCGTATGACTGGGACCATGATAATATCTCTGATCAGATAGGACCGATTAACTTCCAAAGCTTTGTAGTAGCTAGTCGCGGTAAGGGTAACAGCCTTCAGAATTACGGATTCTTCTGGAGTGAGGAAGGCCCGATCATGGTTGTTCAGTCGGGCAACTCGATGCCATCCTTAGTTCCCTTGCATGAGCCTATTCGCAATCTCGTTAGAGGTATTGACTACCAAGGACTTGATGGTCTTGCTCCCGATCAATTTGCCAACGTGGAAGGGGTATGGGTTCCAGAGTATAACGAGGTTCGGTTTGCAGTACCTGGCAAGGGTAAGACAGAAAATAGTATGCTGCTATGCCTTAACCTTGATTCGGCCATAGCCTTTTCACAGGGTGCTGACGGTGCTTATCCGATGTGGCGAATTAGGAATAACGAGAACCTCAATAGCAATGTTTTTCCCTGTACTTCATTATTCTCAGTTCAAGTGAATGGGTCGGGTGTTCCTAGTAATACAGGCCAGCGTAGAGCATTTTGTGGACGAGATGGCAAGGTCTATGAGATGGACGCAGACGTAACCTCTATGGATGAAGAGACAGTTGCCATACCTATGTATATCTATCGTGACGGGTATGATGGTTATCGGGATGGCATTAGGGAGAATACAAAGAGTCTTCGTCAAATCAATATACGCGCTACGCAGGAAGGAAACTTTACTATCAAGGCGCGTTGTATTGGAGATGGTGGGGTAAGTACTACTGATATCAATATTGCCAGAGGTCTTCGTCTTTGGAGTAGCGATGCCAGCGTTGGAAGATGGGGAGATGGTGGATTATGGAATGCTGGAGAATTTATAACTCAACGAGCGGGTATAGGAGTTTTAGGAAAGAAGTTTGAGTTGGAATTGTATGACGAAGGGGCCATAGAAGCCCCTGTTCAAATAAACTCATGGACACTCATGGGATACGCCGAGGATAGAAGATAATGCCAACGCTTGATTATGGTGCTGCATTCTTAGAGACAGGGGTCAACAACGTCAAGGCGCATAGTTGGGATGATGTCCTTGTTCCTTTTCAAAAGGTGAGAACCCTTCTTAATACTACTGGCCTTGATACTACAAATATTCAAGCCAATGGCCTGGAACCTTCTGACCTTCGTGCTGATACCGGCCTTTTGGGAGTGCGGATACAGGTATACAATAGTACTGGATCGGGTTTATCTGCTGGTGATTTGGTCTATTTGAAAGACTCTACCACGGTTAGCGGTGAGACATTCCCTAATGCTATCAAGGCAATAGCCACAACTTCAACTTCTACAACCTTCTTTGCTCAAGCTATAATTGAATCAGACATAAGCAATAATACCGCTGGAACAGCCGCTTTGTTCAGTCAAAGGACGGGTATAAATACTTCGTCTGCTGCGGTAGGCGATCCTGTTTATCTGAATACTAGTGCCGGTGGGTATACTTTTACTCGTCCTACAGGCGGCAATCTTGTTCAAGTTGTTGGTGTAGTCGTAGAAGACCATGCGTCAACTGGTAAGATAAACTTCTTCTTAGCCTCTTACCCTGATAAGAACCCGACGGATACACTTGGAGAATTAGGTGATATCAATCTCACCTCTCCAGCCGATGGCAGTATGTTGCTGTATGATACAGGAACATCGAAGTGGATTGATAATGTTATGTCTGGCGATGCGACAATGGCTGATACTGGAGTCGTTACGCTTGCTGGAACCAATACCAACATTACCTCTTTAGCCAATCTTGTTACAGTTGGAACTATTGGAACGGGTACCTGGGCAGCAACCGATGTTGCGGTGGCTCATGGTGGGACTGGTGCTTCTAGTGCTGGTGATGCAAGGACCAATCTCGGATTAGCCATTGGCAGCAATGTCCAAGCTTATGATGCTGGATTGAATAGTATTGCTGGATTGACCACTGCTGCCAACAAGATGATTTATACGAGTGGTTCCGATACGTATGCAGTAGCCGATCTGTCTGCTTTTGCCCGCACTATTCTTGATGATGCAGATGCAGCCGCAGTAAGGACTACGATAGGCGCACAGGCGGCTGGCTCCTATCAGGCATCTGACGCAGGTCTTACTAGCATCGCTGGTCTTACTACTGCCGCTGATAAAATGATCTATACCTCTGACAGTGATACTTATGCGGTTACGAATCTAAGTTCATTTGCCAGGACTATCCTTGATGATGCCGATGCTGCGGCAGTGCGATCTACTATAGGAGCAGGTACCTCCAGCGTAGCGGCTTTTACAGATCTATCTGATGTGGGTTCTACTTCTGCTACAGCCGGAAAGATAATGGTTGCCGATGGTGACAGTTGGGAATCAGTAGCAGTTAGTGGTGACATTGCCCTTGCCTCTTCTGGGGCAATGACAATACAAGCCAACTCAGTAGCATTGGCTACTGATACTACTGGTAACTATGTGGCGACTATTGCCGATGCTGGCAATAGCCACATCACCGTGGCGAATAGTGGGAGTGAAAATGCGGCAGTTACCTTAAATATCACAGATAATGCGGTGGGCCTTGCTCAGATGGCAGGGTTGGCGCGAGGTAAGATTATCGTTGGTGACAGTGGAGGTAATCCTGCGGCCCTTGCAGCCGGATCTAATGGGCAGGTTCTCCAAATTGATTCAAATGGAGATGCAGTATGGGGGTCTACATCGTCTGGATTAGATGCTGCTAATGGCGCAGACAACCGCATTGCTACATTCACGGATGCAGACTCCTTGAATGGCGAGGCCAACCTCACCTTCGATGGCTCGACACTTGCGATCACAGGATCTATAGACCTGTCTGCTGATATAGACGTAGACGGAACGCTTGAGGCTGACGCGATAACGCTCGGAGGCACTGCCCTTGGATCGCTCTACTCGCCTATTGCTGGCAGTAGTTCGATTGTCACCGTAGGCACTATAAGCACTGGAGTTTGGCAAGGAACGGCAGTGGCAAGTGCCTACCTTGATTCAGATACCGCACATCTTTCAACGACTCAGACTTTTACTGGCGATAAAACTTTTACGGGGGCAGTCCAAGTTGGCGATGCTACGGTGGCATCGGCAGCAACTGCGGCAGACGAACTAGTGTTGGAGGGTAGCAGTACTGGAATGACTATTTCTTCTTCCGGTACGACAAACAGCGGCTCAATATTTTTTGGTGATGCTGACAATAATCAGCGTGGTCGAGTCCAGTACAATCACAACCAAGACAATCTGATCTTGAGTGCGGGTGCAGCCGAAATCGTGAATGTTAAGTCAACGGGGGTCGGCATTGGCACGTCCTCGCCCTCGGCACTACTTACGCTAAACGGTACATATAGTTCGGGTGCCAACGGGCCAAATATAGAGTTTTTTGGAACAGCGACAGATGCGTATCCGTCCATGCAGATACTAAATTACTCGCACGATGATCAAAGTATCAATTTTGACAACTATTACGATGGTGCCTGGAAAAGCTCAGATGCAGGATCAAATTTTCAAATAAGAAAGGGTGGCGATAAATTAACTTTACGCTATGATTCTGGCATATCAGCAGGAAGCACGTTGACGTGGAACACTGGTTTTGTAATGGACACCAGTGGAAAAGTGGGCATCAATATTAGTGATCCAGCGGACTATACAGATGCGTCTGGTACAGTTCTCGTTGTCGGCAATACGTCTGGTGCTACAACTCGCAGCGGAGTCTCAATAATTACTGACACGAGTGGAATTGGACGACTTGCGTTTGGCGATGGGGCGGGCGATCCAGATCAATGGAAAGGGGTTATACAGTACACTCAATCCTCGGACACGATGGGTTTTGCGGTTGGTGGAAATGCCGTTGGAATGAATCTCGTTGGCGGTAATCTCTACATCGGAGACTCTGCCAATGGCAAAATGACCAAGGGTCTAACGATCAACCAAGGTAGCGGAGTTGACAACGAAGCACTGGCCCTTAAATCGTCCACCGATGTCGCTCACGATTGCACTGATGTTGCGGAGACTGACACGTACGGAACATTTACCAAAATTTACGGAGATCAGGGTGGGTTGAAAGTGTCGGGATTTGTTGATTCTGGTGCACAGGCTGCACTCGACCTTGAGGGTGTGACAAGTCACGCAAGCCCTCAATCTGGCAAAACATCCAGCAACAACGGCACCGTAAATATCCGCGCATACAAAGTTTCTTCCAATGACCGCGCACAACTAAGCGCAAACGAAAATATCCTTTCGATTTACGATGGCAGTGCAACGAGATTCATTTTCGATGCGGATGGCGACGCATATGCGGACTCTCAGTGGACTACGTATGATGATCATGATGATATTGCAATGCTGCATGACATTGAGGCCACGATGATTCCTGACCTTTTCGGCAAGTGCATGAAGTATGATTCGGAGTATCTCCAGAAAACTGGCATCATCGGAGAGGGTTCGATTCGCCAAGAGAACGGCAAGACCCGAGCTATGATCAACACTAATAGACTGCAAATGTTACACCACGGTGCAATCAGGCAGGTCCACCAGCAGTTGCAAGACGTTAAAGAATTTTATGAAGATAAACTTGCCGCACTCGAAGCGCGGCTGTTACGGTTGGAGGCTTAAAGATGGCAGTACAGGCGACAATTCAAACTCAAGGTGGCTTGGCCGCAACTAATGCATACTTGCGTATTAGTTATTTGGCACTTAAAAAAATAGTTGGCGGCGAAGATAATAATAAATGGCAACTGACTTATGGAGTTGATTGCTATGTTAGTGCCTCTGCCCGTAACAGTAATCCCGATGTGAGGCTTTATGCTCCGACTGTAGATCGGTTCAAGGTCGTTAGTGATACTGAGCCGAGCGATCCGATAAACGTTGCGTACGCGAACCTTAAGGCACAAAGCGCAGTATCTAATGTGTCGGACTTAGTGTGACCAATTGCGAGTTGGCATTCACGATGCTGTCGAGTTCGATTGTCGCATTTTCGATTGCGTTGGTGTTCGCCGGAATAGTCGGAGATAAGAAGAAAAAGAAAACTTGTGGACGCTGAAGAGATTCAAGCAGGATTTGCCGTTGTAGGGTTATCATTATTAGCACTCAATCTGTTACTAATACTAATGTTGCGTAGCGATGTGG